GAACGTATGCCTGGGCTGTCCCTAGGAGGAATGAGCCGAAGAAGGCCCAAACGTATTCCCCAGAGTTCACGCTGCGTGACTGGAAGCCCTGCAGGAAAACCCAGACATACGACGCTAGGAACAGCCCGACGTAAGCCATCAGGCAGCCAGAGGCAGAGACAGCTGGACACCCTTAGGTATCTCTGTGCGGTCTATATTGAGCCTCCAGACGCGATAGAGGCGTCCAGTGTTCGGGTGGTAACGGTTCTCGCGGTCAACCTCGAAGCCTGCCTCTCGGATCTCTGTGAGACGACGAGTGAACGAACCAGCGGAGATCCCAAGGTCCATCATAGCGTGGAACGTAGAGGTCCAATTGCGGCCCTGGAGATACGAGAAGACCTCAAGAGCTAAGGGTGAAAGTTTCTTGGTGGTCATGCTACCTTCCTTGCTTCTTGACGGAGACGACGGGCAACTTCACGCTTACCTTGGTGCGGAATGGTGCCAGTAGGGACTGAGGTGAACGTGGTGACCTTGCGGGGTCCTCCCTTGAGGTCCTCTCCGCGACGATCAGTCGTCTCGACGTTGGACTTTACGTAACCCCTCATGTTCTTGAGGTGGTTTCGGACTCCAGGACCAATCCGATTGGACGGCTTGAAGGTATTCATGTTGGCCAGCGTAAGGCCAAAGACATTCATCAGTTTCTCAAGGATCATGTCCTGGGTTCCTTCTTTAAGATTGTTGTTTGGAATTTTCTTATTCACTGTTTGAATGTGGTCGGTTTAGGTAGAGGGTAATATAAGGTACGACCTCTGGCCGTATTCGCGTCCCATACAGTCCACAAAACCTCCATAGTCGGAGATCCTCCACACCCTTGGAAGTCTGGCCTCCATAAAAGAGGTAGAACATGTGTAGGTTGGTGTTTCTTGAATATCGCGCTACGCTTCGCGCCATGCCAATACTGACTCTTAAGAACTAAAGCCAAAAATGGAACCTGAAGGTTACCAAGGACATGTTCTATAATCTCGGATGAGATATTAAATGGAGGATTAGTTATTATACCAGCGTTTGGTATCGGCGTATTCTCGGTATTAAGAATATCGACTCCACCGACACCATACCCCCTAAAATATAGATCGGACGAATAAGTGTCAAAGCCATTCGCAATAAGGACTTTAGACATTGCGCCATCACCACAACAAGGTTCCCACACGGAAGAACCAGAAGGCAATACGTCTGCGTCAATAAGTGCTTGAGTCACTAATGGGGGTGTAGTGTAAAAATCTGAAGGGTTGCGTCCTTTAGTAGGGTTTCCTGCTGCTAAATGTGCGCCGCTAAGGTTTGACATTGTCTAATTCCCTTTAAGGATGAAATGGTCGCGTAGGCAGGATTCGAACCTGCGGCCTCACCGCTCCAAACGGCACGCTCTGACCAGACTGAGCTACTACACGATACTAAGGGATGCCCCGTCTTCACGTAACGGAACTTGAGTAACTGCTTGTTACAACGTGCAGGCTTGTGTCCCCTGCGCGGCTAGTGTCTGATCTTACCCCAGACGTTTAGCTAGCCTCAGTCAGCCGAGGGGCGATCTCTCTGACGCATTCTTAAGAATATGGGAGGCTTTACGCACCTCCATCAGGTGAGGGCTTGTGCACAGCCAACAGCGACTTGTTCACAGTGAACCATTTCAGGGCCACAGTCATCAGGTTCCCACAAGTTCAGGATTACTGACCAAGTCTCACACGTTCATGCGTGCGTACGGATTCTTAGAGCTTCTTAGGTCCTAGGCGCATTAGTTCAGCCAGTCGGTTAGCCCGCGACTTGACTTGACGTGCCCACAGGCTATTCAGCATTCCTCTGGCTGCTGCTTCGTATTGACCCTGTTGGATCATACGAAGAGTGTTCCGGAAGCCTGTAAGGCCTGTAATGCCTAGGTTGAAGCACATGTTGATTAGGACTCTCTGCCGCACAGGGTCCAGGGTTCTCCACCACGGAAGTCTGCGGTCCAAGTCGCTGATGCACCGGTCGATATCGCTATCCAGGAGGGCCATAGCCTGTTCCTTGGTGATACCTTTCTGGATGCATGAATCCTTGGTGATCTTCAGCTTTTCCGTCTCGTGCGGGAAGATCCCTACGTCATCGAGATTACGGCCTACGCCTATAGTCAGCTTACCGGCTGTGCACCTGTAGACCTTAAGGCGTAAACCTTCGTCCCGCGTCAGTTCGGCGCGGAGAATCTCACGGTTTAGTTTTTCCATTGTTATTCAAATCTTCGATTGCTTTCAGTCGCTTTGGACACGGAGGCTCGTCGATCCAGTCCTGAGGAATTATCTTGTCGGCAAACTTTAAGCCGCGCTTGGAACACCATTGAGCATAAGTGGTCTTGGCGTTCTTCCTGAGGAGACTCGAAGATCGAGAGAAGACGAAGCGTATGTCCAGGTCTGGATGCTGCTTCTGGATCAATTCGTGTTTCTGCCGATCTGCAGTGTCGAATTGTCCCTTGGTCTCTACGATGATGCCGTTAGGCAGTATGAAGTCTGGAGTATACTTGTGGTTGCTCTCAGGCTTAACGTAGGGAACCTTGACCTCTTCGTAGCGGTAAGGGACCCCGCGTTGTTCGAGGTCCCTCATCGTCTTGTCTTCTAGTCCTGATCGTCCGTGGTCTGATTTCTTTCGGGAAAACTTATAGGTCGAGCGTGTCGTCAAGATCGTCGCTGCCTTCAGTATCGAAAGGAGGCTCGTCGAAGTCGCCAGCCGGCTCTTCGAACTCTTCGTCGAACTCGTATTCGTCGTAGACATCCACTGCAGGACCACGGTCGCTGCCTGAGGACTGAGAGCTGCCTTCGCCCTTCTTGAGGACCTGGACGGTCTGCAGGCGAGCCGTGAAGCCACCTGTGCCCATCGAGTAAGGCTCGAAGTATCCGTAGATAACCACGAGACTACCGTCGTTTACCTGAAACTTGCTGCGGTCCAGATCCTGACCACGAGGACCCTTCAGAGACGGCGCGTAGAGGCTCTTGGCCTTCAGGACATACTTGCCTGTAGGGATCTTGATTCCGTCGTCGTTCTTCTCAGTGTGTCCTGAGATCGGAGTTCCCTGGCCCTTCTTGGTTCCCAGAGCCTTCGCTGCGGCATTCACCTGAGCGCGGGCATCCTTCATAACCTCATGATTGGGGTCCTCGATAAACGAGAGGGTGAACTTTGGTTTTTCCTTTTCGAACTTGTCGTCCGGACGGTTGACGTGGACATGAGAGGCCACGAACGGACCAATCTTGAAGTTAATCTTGTCGTTAGATGCCATGAGATACCTCGTTGCTGGCGGTGCTTGGTAGTGACGGATGAGAGATGGTCCCAGATCCGAGAGTGCTTGTGCAGTGGTAACCCTTTTAGAGCTACTACGCTTGGGACCCTCTCAGATCTGGGAGCTTTTAGGCGAACGCATAGAGCGAGGAGATTACCAGAGACAGGTCCAGGTCGCCCTTAGGAGGAACCTCTGGCAGCTTCTTGATGCTCTTTTCGGACAGGACGGACTTAGCGTGGCTCAGGACCGCTTCGAACGGACAGTAGCTCGTATACATCTCAGCGAAGGTCTCGCGGACGATGAAGAAGAACCTCTGCATGGACCCTGCGTGACACCCGAAGCTGTCGTGGTTAGGCATGAAGGCGTCTATTCCCTCTTCGTATGCCTTGACCGTAGCAAGCTGCATGTGGCTTCCGTCCATACTGTGGACGACGTTAGGAGACGCTGCAGACCGTGCCTTGCGCTTGTCAATTCGGGTCGTCTCGTTCTCCCTGATGGTCAAGGCTACGCGTGTGGACACTCGGCCCTGTTCGTCAACCTTAGCCTCTCCTGGAGCCTTTTCGATCCTGACGTTCCTGTCGTAGAGCCACATCTTGACCCTCTTCATGTTCCATTCGCTATACCGCTGGCAAACAGGGACGCCGGTAGGCGTTACCCAGACCATGGAATGTCCCTCATGTGCGAGTATTGACGCAACGCTCTGGAAGAACTCCATCGCACCAGCAGCCTTGGGAGCTACAGTCTTAACGGCCTTGTAGGCGTGTTCGGCCATAACCCCTGAGGCCGCATAGCCACCATCGGGCCTACCAGTCTCCACATTGACGATCTCGTAGGGATTGCACTGCAGCTCTCCAAGAGACACCTTGTCGTTGATAGGACGCATGGTGTCCTGCATATACTGATCGCGCATCCCTGAGGCCTTGGAGCCGTAGTAGAACGTCATCGTAGGCCGCTTGTTCTCTGAGCGCCCCCAGCCCTGCTCAAGGACGATAGATGCTATCAGGTAGTTCTTGGAGCCGCTCTCAGCCTCTTCCTTGAGGGTCTGCGAGGATCTGAAGGCAACCACGTTGTAGATGTCCCCTACGTCCTCTCTGGGCAACAGGTTCACGTGGTAAGCCTCTTCGCTGCATCTGGTCATTGCCGAGAAGTGCTGAAGGCCTGAGCATGAACCGTCGATAGCCACGGAGATCGAAGAGAGGAACTCTGGGCTATACCCTGAGCGGACATAAGCTGCATACTCGATGCAAGCCTGGAGGAACACGAACGGAGAGTCTGCCTCAGACCACTTCTCGTAGTTTCCCTTTGGATCGTCGGCAATCGCTAGGATCATGTCCAGATTGCTATCGACCCAGGACCAGCGATCAGTGAAGGGCTTCTTGGAGACTTTCTCGAAGTCCCCTGAGTTGGCCAGATGGATAGCCAGCCAGTTCCCTCCATGCTCTCCTACAGGCTTCCTGTCGGCAAACCGGAACAGAGCCTTCACGTGGTCCGGCCTCTGGTGGTTGAAGTGACAGACAGGATACATGCGGGTCCTCCAGTCCATGTTGTAAGGCAGGTAGAACTCTTCGAACCCTGCGAGGAAGCTTGCAGTGTTCATATCGTTGTTCAGGACCACACGCTCACGGGCTGCAGTGTCGATGATCTCGTAACGCTCAGCCGCCTTGCGAGTGTAAGCTCTCTTGCGTTCGTCCGGCCACGCTTCCCAGACCGAAGGCCATACCTTGGCGAAAGGTTCTGGAGAGACAGCCATAGGGAAGCTCTTGGACGGCCTGAGGTTCGACTGGATGCACCATTCGATCATCTCCAGGATATCCGTGTCGATAGCGAACTTGGTCCTCTGGAGGATGTTCACAGCGTCCATCGCTTGCTTCATCTTCCCCGAGTCGATTGCTGCCTTGAGAAGCTCTTTGCTCTCCTTGTGCATCCCACGGACGAACTGAACGGTCTTGGAGACCTTCTTGGTGGAGTATGCGCCTGTCCAAAGGTTCTCCCAATCGCTAGGCATCACTAGCATCGGGAGGTATGCCGGACGCATCCACGCAGCGTTCTCCCTCAAGTCATACATAAGACGAGCACCATAAGCCGTGAAGCGGACATAAGATTCCTGTTCGCCTTTGATCGGTCTATAGGCTCTCTCGAAGATATCTTCGGCACCCTTTAGTGTCGCTTGGATAATAGGATCCCCGACGTTCATTCTCTTGGCATTGTCCCAGGCCAACTCAAGGTCGTAATGGACCTCCCCGGTCTCCTTGTCGATCTTCTTAAGGAACTTACCATGGGTCTTCTCCATGGCCTTCACCGAAGACGAACCCTTGACTAACGCCTGGAATTTCTTTGCGAGGTTCTTATCGGTGCTCTGGAGAGCCATGGCTTCCAGTTCGATCTCAACGGTCCTGCCGGCTTTGAGATATGCCTTGGTGATCGAAGCGTTCCTTAGGACAGCCTGAGAGACCGAAGCCAGACCGATGTAGGCCAAGAGATGTTTGTCCAGAAGTTTCAGTGACGATAAGCCACCATGAGTCTTCCCTGCGGACTTAGAGGCCTGATCGATCCAGGACTCAAGTTCCTCAGCCACTTTGTCAACCAAAAGACTGAAGAGCCTTTGGTGATTATCGGACGATTCTACACCATTGGTCTTCTCTTTGTTCTCTTGGTCTCTTAGATACCTATCGTATCCTAAGGTAAGACTAAGGGACTCATAGTCTCTCTGGGTATCTCTTAGTTTATCATCTTCAAGATAATTCATCTCTTGGTCTCCCTTAGTGTCCCTTAGTGCAGTGGTAACCCTTTTAGAACATCCCTGGGAATGTCCTAGGTCTGGGAGTATATGCCAAGGTGCCCTCAGGCGCAAGGACAAAATGCCCTATCAGAAACTTTTTGTTAACCAGGAGACCAAAAGAAAAGCCGTAGGGAGATATCGTCCGGATACCCCTCTACGGCTCTGTAAGTGACTATTAGATCTAGGGTTTCTAAGGGTTTCCAGTGGAACCTAAATCTGGCGCGTCTACCAGTTTCGCCACGCCCGCGCTTAGCATCCCTTAGAAACCGGGGGCGATTAGCCAGCCTTTATGCACATTGCAAGCTTATGTTCCCCTCTTCCCCACCGGCCAGTGGGGGAATTCCCGTCCTCAGGTGGATATTATCCGCGTGCTGCGATTTGGCCCTTGAAGCCTCTTCGAGCATTTCGTCCCGAACATGGGCGTATCTGATGGTTGTTTCTATCCGCTTGTGTCCCATGAACTTCTGGATCACCCTGAGGTTGACCCCAGATTCCACCAGACGAGTGCAGCAAGTGTGTCTGCAAGCGTGGAACACGAAGTTCTCATCGTTCTCCAGTCCCATAGCAGCCTTGGCCTTGTCCCACTGATACCGAAGCTCACTCTCGGAAGGCATCTGCTTCCTGCAGACCAGATCGTAGAGATTGGTGGACTTGACGTAATCCATGTGGACTGTGCGAGGGCTGTCCGTCTTGGTTTCCCACAGGTGCACACGGTTCCCTGAGAACTGAGCAGGCTCCAAGGACAGAAGCTCTCCTCGTCTGAACCCTCCGTCGATTGAGGCTTCTACCAGTGTCCAACAGTTGGCCGGCAGGAGTTCCTGAAGCTTCGCCTCTTCCTCGTAGGTCAACCAGCGGATACGCCCTTCGCTCTCTTCGCGCCAAGGGAAGACCAGAG